AAAATGTGTATTACACACTTTCGAAAAAGAACCAACACCGCAACCGATATCCAAAATTGTCTTGGGGGAAAAATGGTCTATTAGTTGGACACATTGTGTCCAGTGTGGGGGGTAATTATTGAATTCTTTCAAATTCAACTCTAATTGCTTTTCGAAAATTGTTGCGTCTTTCCAAGACTCAGATAACTGTTCAGCCTTCATATACAACCCCACAAACTAAAGACTTAAATTCATTATAATCCCTAATATATTCGTCTTCATCAAAAAGTTCAGAACCCATTACCAATACAACCGTGTTTTCTTCTTTTGTAGTAAAGGTGTTCCAAGTTAGTGGTGGAAGAACAACATATTCGTCTTCGTTCAGAGTTATTGTTTCTTTGGTTTTTCCGTTATCGCTTTCTAATTCAAGAGTACCAGAAACTACTAACATAATTTGATTTTCTCTTTTGTGTCCGTGGTTTCCTCTAGTAGTTCCTTCTTTAGAACCTTTCAACACAAAACATCTTTTCCAGTCGAAATTATAATCCTGAGAGTATAGCGGAAGAAGAGTTCCTCTTTCATCACTTTTGATTTCTGCTTTGTGTATTTTCACTTTTGTATATTCTCTATAATTTTATGAATGTCATTGGAGGTTAGTTTTTCGTGGAACGGTATCGACAATGAATGTTTTTCGTGTTCTAGTGATTTTGCAACAAACGAATTTGAATTCCAGAAGAAATTGCTATATATTTCTTCTTTATGCAAACAACTATAGTGTATACCGCAAGATATGCCTTTCTTTTTTAAATCGTTCATAGCAATCTGATTGTTCTCTACTTCTACTTGGTATAGGTGAGAACTTGTATTTTGCAAATCAAAATGTTGATTATATTCTTCTCTAATTTCTGCCAATCTGCTATTTTTAGAATCTAAAACATTCAGATTTCGGAGTGCTATGTCTGCCTGAATAGAATTCATGTAAAATTTATATCCAGGCCCAATTAGTTTTCTGTCCCAGTTTGATTTTTCTGTTGTCATACCATTGTATGCCAAGGTTCTAAGTCGTTCAATCTTTTCTTTGTCGTTCGAAACAATTATTCCTCCATCACAACTACCAACTGGTTTTGTAGGATAGAAACTAAAAATCATCAGGTCATTATCATTTGCTTCAGTGAACTGATTTCTTTCCACTCTCTGTGCAGAATCAATTATCTTATAGTCACCAAAATCATGAAGTGTATAAGAATGTCCTATCCAAGAAACATCATCAATAAATTCTACCTTATTTCCAGATGTAATAATGGCATTACCTACAACTGGAGGGATCACTGTGGGTATCTTGCAAGTCACACCTTTATCCAACAGGGACAAAAAGATGGCATTAGTTGCACTGTTTACAGCAACACCATATTTTGCTCCAACATAATTACAAAATGCTTCTTCAAAGTCCTGTACTATTGAACCGTGGAGAAGATGACTATAGTTTTCTGTAGAAACTTTATAGTTTGGAATATGAAATAGGTTTATCATTACAAATTTTTGTACTCTTTTTTAGACTCTTCAAATATTCAACAATTTTATTTTTAATAAACGGTATTGGTAAATCGCCTACTCCATGTCTTCTTCCCAGAATGTATTTGTCGTTTTCACCTTCCCAATCAAACTCAGTCAGAAAGTCTGAAAAATGCCAATATACTAGCGGTTGTGAATTTCCGTCCCATACAATTTCTTCTGCTTCTTGATTGTATTGATGAAATTGTAAATTCCAAGGAGCAAGATGACCACAGGTATCACCAATTATTGCAATATCGTTCTTATATTTTTCATAGAGAAGTTCAAGATATTTCTGGTCACCGTAGTCACCATACTCTACCGCATATTCGTTGTTTGGATTTGCCATACAACTTAACCATAAGTCAGAAGCAGATCGTCCTTGTTTATCGTTTTTGAAATACACAATTCCTACATTGAATTTTCCTGGCGCAATTTTGTGTGGAATTCTGTGTTCCACAAATCCAATACTTTTATCACCAACATCATTATATACTGATTGGAAATCTTCAAAGAAATATATGTCAGCATCAATATAAATTACATGATTCAGACCAAGTTGGTTTAGACAGTAATTGACCGTGAATGTGGAAAGACTGTAGAGAAACTGTAAGTTTTTTGGTTCTTCACCACCTGTTGCTTGTGAAACTGCCTTTGCTTCGTAACTGGGTTCGATTGTTTTTAGTTTCTGTAAAGTTTCATTTGTTTTTAAAAGTTCTGACACAGAAATAGGAACAATCGTATCGTCTTCAAGAGAAGACATAATTTCATAGGTATCATCGTCTGCACACAAATAGTATAACTTATGTTCCATCTCAGACTTTTTCAATGATTCGTTCATTGAAATTGCTTGGTGTACACAGTTCACATCAGATACAGCACAAAAATTTGCAACCATTTTAATCTCCTACGAAATTATAAAGAGTTGGATGTTCTGGTTTCCACCCCAATTCATTTCTACTCTTTTCCGATGAAATTGAATATCTTGCATCTTGACCGATTCGATTCTCAACATACTTAATTATAGATGATGGGTCTGAAACTCCCATCCAACCGCATAAATGTTCCACTACTTCAATGTTCTTTAAATAATTATATGAACACATATTCCAAATTTCATTTTTCTTTTCTGCAAAGCATACTTTGTAAATGCCGTCTGCGTTGTCTTTAACGTATATCCAATCACGAACATATGAACCATCCCCATGAAGAGGGATCTTTCTCCCCTCCGTAATACACTCGATGATTTTGGGTATTAGTTTTTCTGGATATTGTCTTGGACCATAATTGTTTGTGCTTCTAACAATTTGATAATTTATTCCATATGTTCTTCCATAAGCGTGTACCAACATTTCTGCGGCTGCCTTTGAAGCAGAGTATGGGTTGCTTGGTTCTAGAATAGGTTCTTCTGTCTTTTCTCCAGTAAGAACATCACCATAAACTTCATCGGTACTAATATGTACTAACAACGGACATTCATAAACTTTTCCACGAAGAAGATTAAGAATATTTAAAACACCAAGAACATTAGAATCAACAAACACATCTGGAGTTTGTATGGAATTGTCTACATGACTCTCTGCCGCAAAATTAACAATAATGTCACACATTGGTAGATGAGCAATATCTTTAATGTTTTCATTAATATGTTGGTAGTTTGGGTGGTCGTCCCACGGTAAAGATTCATTTGCGGCATAGGTCATACAATCAATATCAATAACTTTATGTCCATCGTTAAGACACTTTTCAACAAAGTGGCTTCCAATGAATCCTCTACCACCAGTCACCACAAATTTATACATTATTTACTATCTTCTCTGTTGTTTTGTATGAACCTTCTGGAGAAGCATTTCTATCATACCACAATCTGCATTCGTTTGACATTTCATTCCATTGATTTTCTGAAATTGAATTTATCTTTTCATGAATTTCTTCTGCTTCATTTACTCTCAGATAATGAACATTTTCTTTCCAAGGTTCATAGTAGGTTAAATCAACACCAGGCACAACAATAGGAACTACACCAAGTCCAACGTATTCTATTTCACGATTACATTTAGGTCCATATCCAGGCAAACAAAGACCAAACTTTGAATGTGCAAGTTTATCCATATATTCTTCTTGAGTATACCTATAATTAGTGTTGCTTGCGTCACCCATACTTACAGGCATATTAAACTCTTCTATGTTTTTTCCCCAGTCTTGGGTAACTCTTCCTGCTTGTTGAACAGGATTTTCTATTTTACCCAAAAAAATTGAAAGAGTTGTTCTTTCTGAATAGGAAACAATCCCTTTTTGGATTCTTTCTTCTAGTTTCCGTGGACTTCTTGCCCACATAATCCAACTGCTACATTGAGGATGTTCTGGCACAGTGTTTCCAAAAAGACCATATTGAAATGCAGGAATTTGTCGGTCATCTAATCTTGGAAAATCATAAAGCAAAGTTGTTCCGTATTCATTTGCCCAACAAAAAGAGTCTGGACTTTCTTCTACCTCACAATATTCTCGCTCTTCCCACATGTCTACAAGTTCGCGAAAAGTATCTCCACAATGTCCAAGACAAGAACCATTCGATAAATCATTTCCTTTTAGTATTTTCATACTGTTTGACCTTCTAGTGCTTTACGAATTTTTTCTAGACCAAACCCAGATTCTGTTCTTTTATCATAAATTGCTTTATCTTTTGCATACAACTCTGGACTTTCTTGCAGTTGGTGCAGTTCATCCGCATCTGGGTGATTTCCAGGCACCCATTCGTGACGAATAATACATATACTTGCAACGCTTAGTTTATTAAGTTGTGCACAAATTGCAGTCATGTCATTATCTGCATAAATAGATTCATATTCTGGGTGGTAAAAACTACCAATTGCTTCATATAATTTGCCACCGATAACTGGTAGGGTCATTAATAAATCTTCCACTGGACGTAACCCATCATGGAATTTTATTGCACCATCAAAATCGGGGAAGACATGTTCAAATCCCTGAAATATAATATCGTCATAACCTTCAAGACATGGAATCATGTCATCGCTTGTTAACAACATAACATCAGCAGACTCACCTTCCATGTCTGCATTGCATGCCTCTATTTTATTTTTAGATTGCCCGTAGTTGTATTTTAAATCCACATCTAAGTTATCTAACCATTCTCTCATTTCGTCGGTATTCATGGTATCGTCGTCTTCATCCATAGTGATGACAAAACGAACATCATGCTTTTCTGACAAATAGTCGATGTGTTTTTGTAATACTTTTTTAAATTTTTCGGGTCGGCTTCTAGTTGGAAACTTGATTAACAACTTGCTCATAATAAAATTCCATAATATATTTAATGTTTCTTACCAATGTGGTATTTGGGAACGAGTTCCCACTCACTTTTCTCCTTGTGAGAAATTATTTTTATCTGTCCTATCGATGCGGCGGGTTCACATTCCCACCCATCATTCGCTAATCCGATTAGTCCCCATTCTTCAAGTAGACTAATGATGGTGTTTCTTCGTGCAGTATCGTTTTCAGACATGTCAGATGGAAGACCATCAAGACCAAATAACTCTTTAAAATGCACAATGTAATACCTTCCTTTTTTATGTAGGATATGGCATGATTGATATAGTTTTTTATCTTTTCGTGAAGAAACCCCAATTCTAGTAAGGGTTTCTTTTACTTTCAGAAAATCTTCGTCTTGGGCTAATGTAACCTCTACCAAATCTTCTGCTGTAAGTCTTTCGTTTTGCTCCATCTTATAATTACTCCATATGGTTTCACAGTATGTACCTTATGTATAATGGAAGCAGTCTGAAAAGATATTATCTAGTATCACCGCCTATGCTCAAATCACCTTTCATTTTATTTATATCATCCTTAGTCAAAATGTCAAGCACATCGTATGCTTTGCTATTAGAATATCCAAAGTAGTCTTTGATTACCTGCAAATCATTTGATGTGTTCTTTTTTAACCATTTACTAAATCTTTTTCGTTTTCTTACCGAGTGCTGTAGATAGTCAAAGTGCATTCTTTTGTCTATACCACAGAAGAAGTTCATATTATTAGACTGTATAATTGACTCAGGAAAGTAAGACATCCCCTTATTAATAATAAAAGGTACGTACTTTTTTAGCACGTACTCGTAGTCATCGTCCAACTTATCCATTGAAACCTTTGTGTGGTTTATGGCATTTAAATAGTCACTTAACTTCATGTTTCTATTACCGCTAGTAGGGTGGATTCGTGAACGATAATCACATCTTCTGTTACACCTTTTGCGGTTCTATCCCATAAAACAACATCGCCAGCATTTATATCGTGCGTAACGTCTGGACCAACAGCCGCTACAATTGCTATAGCCGGCCTAGTTTTATCTTCAACTGCTCTACCAGTAACAATAATACCAGAATCAGTTGTTCTCTCGTTGACTTCCTCATAAATTATTGCTACATTATCATTTAGTGGTTTTATCATTTAAAACTACACTCCATCATAAGTTCTGTACAACACGCTGTCATATTAATTTCTTGGTCTGCTACGAATGCCGCTTTGTATTGATATTCTGCAATAATCAATATGGCAGCAGGTATACTTTGTGGTTCAAGGTTGTCTGATAGGCTATCATAGATTTTCTTAAAGATTTGTACTTGGTCGTTGTCTAAGTTATCAACAACCCACTTTCTAACTTCTTGAAAATTTTTACCTTTCATCGATGTCATTAGATCTTTAATTTTAATGTTTTCTATGTCGGCAAGAATACCAACGTCGATTGTTCCTGCAACTGCATACCTTTGCAATTCATTGATTATTCGTCTGAAGTCTGGTACATAACGAACTATTAGTTTAGCAATGACTTTTTCTTCGTATGGTACACCTTCATCGTCGAGAATAGAAACAACCCTTTGCATAAACTGAGATGACATGCTTGACATGTCCTTTTTCCCAAATTGGAAATGAATACATGTACACCGTGAGTGGATTGGTTCAATAATTCTATTTTTAAAGTTGCAGGTCAGTATAAATCTGCAGTTGTTTGCAAATTCTTCAATAAACCCCCGAAGTGCCGGCTGCATGCTCTGTGCGTTAGCATAGTCAAACTCGTCCAAAATCACAACTTTTTTGGAGCCTGTTAGCGACACAGTGCTAGCAAAACCACGGATTCTTGTTCTCAGAGTGTCGATGTTTCCGTCTTCAGAACAGTTAATCATCATCCAGTCTGTTTCAAGTTCGTTACACAGAGCCTTTGCAACCGTGGTTTTACCGCAACCGGCACTTCCTGATAGGAGTAAATTTTGGGATTCACCAGACTCAACCATGTCTTTAAATGTTTTCTTTAACCTCTCAGGAAGAATGCATTCATTAATTGTTGAGGGTCTATATTTTTCCACCCATAGGTATTGTTTATTTTCAGTCATTGTCATTGTCATCGTAATTCTTCACCGATAATTCTATCAATTGTGTTTTCATAAAGTATTGTTATTCCAAGTGAACACGAAAGATAAAATTCTGCACACGCACCTTGGCTCATTTGCCAACCTTCTAGCATGTAAATAGCATCACAACTATCACATATTGCATCTAGATCACGCTTCATTATTTTTCTGTTTGCATCTCTATGAACGCTGTTTGTGTCTGGGTCAAAATCCTTAGGTTTGCACTCTAAATCCTGAGTTTCTCTTGAATTTTCATCCAAGGTTGCAGGATTGATAACATCCCATCCCATTTTTGACATCATTCGCTCCGCTCTATCAAATGCTTCATAATTCCAATTAGGTTTTCCCCTCATTGGACCGGCAATATATATTGTTTTACCCTTCATTGTATATTGAATCTGGCTCCATTGCTACCCAGTATTTCAAATCCTTATTTTTGTTTGTAAACTTAGCAACGCTATTTTTACAAATTTCCACATTATAATCACCACTCAACATTTTTAGATTTTCTGCCTTAAAGAAAAATTCAAATGTGCTGTCATCGTCATGGTCACCAATCTCCATTACATACGTGTTTGATGAAGGGTCTTTTCTGTCTTGTACAGTTAAAACAACCTTATCATCTTCGGACGATATCTTTAAGTCTGGTAGTTGTAATACCGATGCAGACTTTTGAATTTCTTTAAAGTCATATTCAAAAAGTTCACAGGTAACTACTGCCGCAGGCATCTTTATTTCTTTTGTAATCGTAGTTAGTAGTTTTGGTTCACAGTAATAATATACTACTTTTGAACCATTTTCACCTTCGATAGTTACACATCGTTCATCGAATTTAAATACTGGCGATTCAAAAAGGGAAACTGTACCAAGAAACTTGGTTAAATCCCAAATACCAAATTCTGTTTCAAATGATTCTTCTACTGTTGCCTCTGCTAGAACATTCTTATAATTTGAGATTGTTCTAATAGTGTTACCTTCTTTTACAAGAATGTTTGAATTTATGGTAGAAAAATTCTTTAACAAGTCAAGAGTTTCACTTGATATGCCCATTTTTTTGCTAGCCGTTGTTGTTGTCATTTTATTTTGTTCTCCATTAAGGTTATTCTGTGTATTATACCATAGGGGCTAACTATGGTCAATTGTCGGTGTCCCAATAATAATCAGAATATTCGTCATATTCTTCTGGTTTACACAAATCCATCATGTCTTTAACTGCTTTCTTGTCAGAATGTCTTGATTTCTTGTGTGATTGTTTTTTTCCAGATTTATTTACGAATCTGGACTTGTTTTTTTGTGTAGTTTTGCCCTTTTTGTTTTTGTTTTTGTTTTTCATTTCTCAAATCATGATGTCTATCATTTCCCCCAACTTTTTATCAACCATGTAGTTAAACACCTTTGAACTATCACCCTCTTTAGGCTCTGTCCACAGGTCTAAAATTCTGTCTTTATACTCTTGAGGAATAGAATCCATGTCAATCATTGTTTTATTTCTAATCCAATTGTCCACATATTTGACACCTTCAGCATCAAAATCAATTTTACCCAATACATAGTGTCCAGTCGCTTCTTTGATTCGCTTTTTGGTCATTATGGTTTGTTTTTTATCAGGGTTGGTTATGGCATCATTATCTGATAAAACATTTGGTATACCGTCTGAAACATCACCCTTAACCATATGTTCTATTAAGAATCCCTCAGGGTCATCGCACTTAATCATCTTTTTCTTATTTGGGCTGTATTGCTCAACATTAGGGAATTTTTGCAGTTGCTGAAAGTCTTTATCAGAGGAAACTATAAGAATGTCGTCTTTGTCATAAAAATTTTCTACCAGAACAGATATAATGTCATCCGCTTCTACACCTAACATAAACATGGATTTCCACGGAAATATTTGTTTTATTTCTTCTCTAACAGTGTTAAAGTAACCGTATATCCTACCCCAGTCAATGTTGTCTTTTTTCTGTTGTTTTTTCCTGTTTGCTTTATACTCTGGAAATACTTCTTTTCTCCAGTA